CCAATAGGAATAAAACTCAACAGTTTCTTTAAAGTCCTTCAAGTCTTTACTTGTAGTCTTGATGTCATTGACAAATATAGTTTTTTTATCATGATCTATCACAAGATTATCTATAATTCCTTTAAGACCAAAGGGTGCTTCACCATATTCTACAGATAAAGCTATCTCGTTATACACTTCTTTATTGTCAAACTCAGTTAGGTTACACCCTATTAGATCACATACAGACTTATTAGTCTTAATAAGATCTACTGCGTTCTTACAGAAGTCATACGTTTGCTGATCAATAAGAATTTTATCTCCTTTAGTCTTTAAGAAGTCCCAGTAGCTGATAGACTCCGGTATAAGAATTTTATCTATACGTTGTTGGTCTGTCTTTAAGCTTTGGTGATAGTTCATATCTACCATCACATCTAGAATAGCTTGATCAAAGTCTTTTAGTTCAGTTCTTAAGTCACCGTTCTGAGCTATCTCTACATGATGTGCATACACTCTATCTATAACAATCTTTACTGAATCACCTGGAAGCTTAGCCGGGCTGATTACAAACATATCATTAAACTTATCCTCCTCTAAAAGAAGAGCATGTATAATCTTACCTTGTACTAAGTGAGCATCAGTACGCTCTTCTTTCATTCCTAGTATATATAGCTGATAGAATACAGCTGGGTTCCACATTAGCTTGTTAAGGCTACTATAACTAAAATAGAACTTCTTAGCGTAGAAGTCTTTCTCTAACAGTTCTGCAGATTCCTGCATGATGTCTTCTAATTCCATGTGTTTTTGTTTTAATGTTATTGCCATACACCAAGCTCTATAAGCTTAGCTCTAATACGTCTTTGAGTTGTAGGATCTACACTCATAGCTTCTTCATACTCTAGAAACTTAATAAGTTCATCTAGTTGTCCTTGCATATCTGCAACACTAGATGGACAGGTTTTAATAGGTTCCTCCATAACTTTAGTTTTCTAATTGTTTAGCTACTTCTTCTGGAAGATAGCTTAATAGATTTTTCTTTGATGAAGACTCTAATAATTCATAGATAGCTGATACATCATCCATCTCAAAGTCTTTTCTCATTTGCTCAATAACAGCTTCAATAATTGGGTCTTCCATCTCTACTTTTGTTTTTCTAGTTGTGTTTTTTTATTGTGGCAGTCTTCACAAAGCACTTGTAGATTATCTTGTTCACAGAATAGACGTTCTACAAAGCCTTCAAGGTCTGCTCCACAATTAAGACTACCTGCACCAACTATGTGGTCTACGTTAATCTTCTTTTCAGGAAACCATTTTTTACAAGTATTACACTGGTACTCAAACTTTTGTCTCTTAAGAGGACCTGTATAGGCTCTACGAGCTTCTAGTTTACACTGCGTAATAGGTTTCCACCATCTTGATTTTTGACGTAACGTACTTCTAATAAAACTCCAGAATGCAGATTCTGTCATAGTACCTGCATTTCTAGTCTTAGGAGTAGTAGTTCGTCTAGTAACTTTCTTCTTGGCCATTTAGTATTCTTTTATTTAGTATAGGTATCAAGCGTACATATACTTCTTTAGGACCGTAGTCCTTGATAGAATCTGATGGATCTTTACTCATAGGTAGCACGGCATACTCTACTTCAGGATATAGTTCTTTATATCTTTCCATAGCTTTAATACCAGGTTCATCATTGTCAAATAGTATGATGACCTTCTTGTACGTTTTGATGTATTGATCCATAATTTCTTTACGGATAATAGTGTTCTCAGAGTCAGGTGCAATGATATCCAGAGTGGGTATCTTAAGACTCTTTAGAGCCATTACATCTTTTAGAGAAGAGGTGATCACTAGATAAGGAGCTTTCTTAATCTGTTCAAAACCTTGAATATAATCCTGAACTTTAATAAACTTCTTGTCTAGAGTTTTGGGCTGATAGATTTTGTACAGTGTACCATCATCTTTAAAGTAACCGTATAAGTAGTTACCTTTAATGGTTAGATCAATGGGACCATCATCACAATCCTTATGCATAGTGTAACTATCTAACGGTCTTACATTATGCTCGTTTAGTAATTTAGATCCAATATTAAACTGGGTCCAAAAATACTGGTCTTGTGTGGTCCAGGACCTGAAAACAAACTGACTAACTTTATATTTAGACGCTTGTTTAAATTTTTGTACATCATATCCTCCGTTATTGTGGAGGACAAAGTCATTATAATTCTCTACTACTAAAGTACAAGCTTTATGATAGTTAAGTCCTGTAATATCTTTTACTAGATCAATTGCAGAACCTCCTTTACCAGAGCTAAAGTCTTTATACTTATACGTATCCTTTGTAGGATCGTAGTATATACACATACTAGGTGTACGTTCTTTAGAATTAAATAAGCTTTTAATCTTTATATCATGCCCGCTAAGCTTTTCACCAAGCTTACAGAAGTGTTCAAATATCCATGATGCTGGGACATCCTTGATGTCATGCACCATATTTTTTATCTTAAACATGATCTAGAGTTAAATGAAGAAGGGGGAGCAATACCTCTCCCCCTGATCTTCTGGGCAGCTAATTACATATCAAAATCACTATTCACTGGCTCAAAGCTAGCTACTGGCTTATTTTGTAAAGCCTTATAGTGATACTGGTTGTTCTTATCAAACTTTTCAAGCTTAGCTTCTTCTGCAGAAACAAACTTGTACTTAGGTAAAGACAACTTAATAATAGTCTTACCGTTGTACTCTTCTTCTGTACCTTTCAAGAACCAATGTAAGTTGTGTCCTTTCAAGATGTATACTGCTTTCTCAACCCAGTCTTCAAGACTAGATGCAGAAATATTATCAATCTGATCTCTTAAGCCAAGCTCTGATGCAATAACTGCAAGCTTGTACATGATCTCATTTTTAGATACGTTACTATCATTGAACTGGTCAGTCCAGATAGTTGCAGATACACGACTAGATTGTCCTGTATACTTAGGTCCGTCTGGGTTATTTTTATCAATAGCCCAACCTTCAAAGCCCTCAGATGCTGGGCCTTCTAATACTAACTCTAAGGTTTTCTTATCACCTTTGTTAGATGTTCTAACTTGCCCACTGTGAATGTGTGCATAAACTACTCCTGCTTGTAGAGATTTAGCTGTACCTCCACCTTGTTTTACTTCTTGTCCTTTTGTACTAAACATACGTCTGTTATTTATTTATGTGAATGAAAAATTGAGTACTAGTTTTCGTAATCTATAATGCTCTGTCTAACAATAGCTAAGTCATTGGTAATCTCAAACTCGTCAAACATACCTCTTGGTGCTTTACATGTGTTCTCACCGTTATTGGCTGTTTCAAATACGTATCTGATAACACCATCTTTGTCTTTCTTAACTTTGCCAAACAAAACTATAGAAAATAATCCTTCTAACGTAAGCTTTTCGTCAACCATTTTACCAATAGTCTTAGCTTTAAACTTTTTCTTACCCTCCATGTCTGTAGATTCTTCAGCATGTGTAAGGATAAATACCATTAAATCTTCTCTTAAGTCTTTAGGCATACGTGCAATACGTGCCAGGTTAGCACCGATCTGGGTAAACTTTTCGTAACCCTTCTCGTCTACTCTCTCAAAAAACTCAAAAGAACTCATATACTGGAAGTCATCAATAACTAAGTTCTTAATATCAGGACGCTTCTCTGAAACATATTTCATACATGCTTCTATCTGTTGTGATGAACTAGCTGAATATAGATTACCTTTTGGGTTATCTTTACTCCACTGTACATACTTCTTTCTCCACCCTTTAAAAGGTAAAGCTTTGTTAGCTACGTTAATAATGAACGTCTCTGCTGGATCTAGGTTTTCTATACTAGTAGACTTACCTGAACCAGACTCTGCAATAATTAGGATTCCCTGTGCCATATGTTATTTTGTAGATTTAATTAACTCATTTAACCATGTCTTAGAACTTACTGGCTTACCTGTTTGGATAGCATAGTAGTCTCTAATAGTCATCTCACTGTAAGGAGCATCTTCCATGGTAGCTGGTGCTTTGTAAGCTTGCATAGGCGTCTTAGGTAGAGAAGAAGGTAACTGTTCTTCTTGATCACCAAATCTAGCT